CTCAAACGCTTGGCTGACGCTGCTGCGTTGTTTAAACGCATGCGTTAGTTGATTTCTCAACTGTTAAGGAAACTACAGATGGCAAATATCACCATCCCTACGACCCAGGTCGCAGACACTGGAACCGGCGCGATCATGGAGCCCTATCGACTCGATGGAGACATTTCTGTCTACCGCGAGCAGAGCCCCGTGGCCGCCGCTGCTATCCTTCAGTTCAAGAGAACTGAAGCGAAGGCGACGAAAGACTACGCTGGAGCGATGAAAGGCGAAAGCCGTTTCACCCGCCAGATCGCAGACACAGCCGGTAGGCTGTGGCCTGCGATCGTCCGCGTCGAGTCTTCTGTGCCCGCTTTCATGACAGATGCGGCTCGCGCTGCGTTCGTTAAGGAAGCGATCATGGCTGCTTCGTTGCAAACCAGTCAGGACGTTCTGTCCAAGCTGGCTGTCCCGCAGGCTTAACGCATGCGGGAGCTGCTTTACTTTTGCGTTTTCTTAGTGGTGGTCGCCTTAATCGGCGCCCTTTCCCTTTTGGGGACCCTTCGACAAACACGTTGTGTAAAACCGCAAGCTCCTGAGGAAATCACTCATCTTTGGTTGGAATACCAATATGGATGGACTCCGATGGACTTCTTTGCAGAAAGTACCCATGCAATCCCTAAAGCTGACCAGCTTCAAGGATCGGGAAAAGCGCTTACTTCGTAAGAACGTAGGTCTAGTTTCCGAACTAAAGGCACATTGGAATCGCAAGATTCCGCCTTCAGCAGCTTCATCCATACCATGGATGATCTTTCAGGCTGCAATCAGTGACTTAAGCCCTCACCTTCCGAAAGAGACTGAGAAGTCTCTGTTAGCTGTCGCTGGGAAGCGATCAGTTCGGGAGCTTATGAGGGCGCAGTCGTTAGGTTCCCCGCAGAGCTTCATGGGGGATCCGCGTGGCTACTTCGCCACAAACTGCTGCCTTAATCTCTTCAAGAAATTTCCTTGGGGAGAGGGTGAACTTACTCCGGCAGCGACAGCAATCGAACGGTTTTGGCTCGCTGAAAAGCGATGCCGTCAAACCAATCGAAGGTTGTTGCATTACCGACAATTCGACTTTTCTGGATTCAGACCGCTCACAAAACGGCTGAATGTGCACGAGGTATTTCACCTCGCGCGCAAAAAGATTCAGAACTGGATCGGACCGGTACCCCCGTCGTCAGTTTTCTCCTTGATACGTCACGGTCCTGGAGGCTGTGTAGGTCTGAAAAGACCAGATACGACCCCTTACTATAAGTTTGGTAAGGGTAGTTACACAGTATCTCAAGGGGCTTATTGGCATGCGGTCCGCGAAATCGTTAAACACGATTCGTGGGTCCGTGCGCTGTCTCATGAAAGTGGGACGGCGTCATGGGAACACCCTTTCGAGTGTGTCCCGTTCGAGACGAAAGTTCGTCTCGTGGATCAACGCATTGCCATGGTTGACTACAATGAAGTGACTTTTGTCCCTAAGGACGCCAAGACTCACCGTAGTATCGCTATAGAGCCACGCTTAAATGTGGCCCTTCAGCTTTCTGTTGGGACATTCTTCAAAGAATGCCTCAAGAGAGCGGGTTGTGACTTAACTGATCAAACTCGTAATCAAGAGCTCGCCCGAATTGGGTCTCTAACCTCCAGCGATGGAGATAGTAAAGACCCCGTTACGATCGATCTCGAGATGGCTAGCGACACGCTGTCAATTGAATTAGTCCGGGAGCTTTTACCAGTTGAATGGTTTGAGCTTTTGGATGATCTTCGCTCGCGTGAAGGTCTACTTCAAAAGACAACGGTAGTTAAGTGGGAAAAGTTCTCCTCGATGGGGAACGGCTTTACGTTTGAGTTAGAGAGTATGATCTTTTATGCTCTCGCTCAGGCGGTGTCAGACACGACCGACCAGTCTAACTGGTTTTCAGACACGTTCGGACCGGCGTATCGCTACGCTTATGTCTCAGTGTTTGGGGACGATATCATCGTCCCAGGGTCTATGGCTGCTCCACTTATCGAAGTTCTAAGATTTTGCGGTTTCCGCACCAACTTAGAGAAAACCTTTCTATCAGGTCCCTTTCGGGAGTCCTGTGGGAAAGACTACTTCGACGGCGTGCCTGTGCGAAGTTTCCTCTTTAAAAGGAAACTCGATCGTCAACGTGATTTAATTCACCTCCGCAATGGTTTAAAGAAGATGGCAACCCACAGGGGAGTCAACATGGATTTTACGATCCAGTTGGTAGATTCCCTGTTGTCACCGACTTTAAGAAAGCACCTATGTGGTTGGACCGAGACTGATTCTGAGGGATATATCTGGCGTGAGCTAGATCTATGCCACCAGTCTCGTCTTGTTGTTTACGATATCGACTTTCAGTCAATGGTACATCCTGTCATGCGTGAATCCCCGATTGCTCATCGGGGCAGATTAACCTGGAGATATCTCCAGTTTCTCTATGCTGAAACAGGCCGTGTACTGAGGGCTGAAAACACGTTTTACGTCAAGACTGACGCTCTGGCTGACCATCTTTCACAAGGTGGCAGTTCCGGAGACGTGATTCGATCGGGGATAACTCAACCGGCTTTACGCCTCATGAGTTAGTCTTCTCCATGTCGTGAGAC